TTATCGCCACGTTTCTGCCTGACAACACTCAGGTACTTTAACGCTGAATCCCTGTCTGCTGCTCTCCAAGCCAAAATTTGCCTGACCTCACACCTGAAACGCTCAATCTCTGAATTTTCCATTGTTATCAAAGTCCATAGGTCTTGATCCTGCCGATTCAACAAACTGCTGACTCGCTGCGTGATACCAAAGCTGATACCACTCCTGAGCCTCGCCATTCCTCTGTTTCTCATTCATTAAGAACGTATCGCCTTGGCTTTCGTCTATCTGCTCACCACGATTTCGCTGGTTTTCCTTCTTCTTGTTGCGCCACACCAGAAAGACGTTATCCACCTGATCGCTAATAGACCCAGAGCCTTTTAGGTCGTTCTTATTCGGAGTTACCTCGTCTGAGGCTTGCTTGCGGATATGGTGGACTAGATGGATGTGTACGTTGTGATCCCTAGCCAATGCCGTTAGCTCGTCGATAAAGTTCTTCTGACCGTTAAAGTCATCCTCGTTCTTTACCGTTTTCATTAGCGAATCGATAAAAATATGCTGTACACCTAGTTCCATCGCGCAATATCGACTCATGGCGATAACCTTGTCCGGGCTAGTCGTACCCTGCTGGTCGTAAAGGTACATATTACTGCCAAGAAACTTGTCCATCCGGTCAACGATCTTGGTGATGAACCCTTCCCTATCGTTAGTCAAAGGATCATCCAACGATTCCCCGGCAAACTGTCTCAGCATCCTCTGTAACGTACGTTCAGGCTTCATCTCAAATGACGCTATGCACACAGTCTGACCCTGCTTAATCAGCCCTAAAGCGATCTGACCCGTGATAAGCGACTTACCACCACCGTTAGAACCAGCATAAACGGTTACTTCACCCTCACGATAAGCAAAAGAATCATGGGTTCTGACCCAAGGCATCACAATCTTTTTCTGGACTGTTTCCGATAGGTAAGATTCTTTGATGGAATCTAGCCAGTCCCTAGCCTTTCTAACCCTTATCGTTACATCGTTAGCGTGAAGATATTTCTCAACGTCAATAGTCTCGGATTTTAGGATTCTGGCTTTTCTGGCCTCGTCTAGTTCTATTGCCCGTGATTCAAGACTCATGTGTTCTTCTCCTTCAACTTGGCTTCGATGGCGCGGGCAAAGTCTTGCGAACTAATGTATCTCTCGCCGTTGCGCTTCAAAGCAGTAATCTCCTCATCCGTCAGCCCCTGCCATTCTTTCATCAGCACCGTACCGTACTGGCTTGGCTGGTTTTCTGGATCAGTAACGGACTGCTCAAAACTCTCACGCATCTTCTGCACCTGTGTCTCTGTGTACAAACCTTCATCATCAGGCTCAGGTTTAAGACCAAGGTTCGTCTGCCAATCATCTTTGCCATACGCTTTAACGGCTTGCATATACGATAGCTCTCGAATCTTTATCCATGCGACTGGTTTCATATACCCCTCTCCTCAATGGCTGCGATTGCCCAATCCAATGCTGCGTTCATCGGATATTCAATGTGTTCTTTTTCGACTATTCCACCTTCTAGCACTCGAATGATGGATCGTCTTTCTTCTTTAACTGCTGCCTCAATAGCTTCAAAGGAAGCCTCAATAATTGCTGCATCATGCTTTCGTAAAATGTGCTTAATCATTGAGAGTACATTCTCTCCCATTGACTCTGCCGCTAGTGATAAACGCTTTTCGTAATTAGGTTCTTGAGCAATTTTCTGTATTGATTTTTGGTATTTATTATGATTTCCACTCATTGCGGCTTCTCCTCATCTCCAAAGTCCATATCAACAGGGTGCGGTACATCGTCATGCACGATCACGCAATGCTCATCAGCAGGCAGAAACCTGCCGCACACTACGCAGTAGTAGCCTTCCTCGCGGGTTAGTGTGATGGTCATAGTTTCCCCTAGTTAAATAAATTTACCTGTATTGGTGCAACTGCTTTATCCCACATTTGTGCGCTTTGGTGTGACTCAATTCTTTCTCTCATTAGAGCAGCTCTAGCCTCTTTAGTTGGTGGTGTGTACGCTCCTTTCCATTTACTATCTATCCCAATGTTTTGTCCAATGTTCGTACTATCTGCTGAAGAAAATGGGAACCTAGTAAAAACATCAGGATTCAACATTCTTAAACCGTGAATTTTAGTTTTTGGCAAACCTTCATCATCGCAAATAACATCCATAGCCTCAGCCATACGATTCCACCAAGCAGACGTTCCTATATTTGCAAAATCACCAGATGAACCTAAACAAATTCTTGGATACTTAGTTACTAGCCGATCCAACCTATCTAGACTCTCATGCAAATGCCATACAGGTGCGCCAACATAAACCTCAAAAGGAAACTCATCCAACAAGTCATCATTTGCCTTTTCGTCACCATCAATAACGTCTGGGATTACAGCAAAATCAAACGCTGGATAACGTCGCAATCTATCTACCCATTGATAAAACGGACTCCAGTCTTCTATAGGATTGCCGGATTTCCATGCGCTAAACGCACCGTTATCCACAGCAAATGACTGAGAAGCCTCTAACGCTATCGTTAGTTGGTCTGAATGTCTAAAGGAAACAAACGCATGACCACCACTTATCGCCCTTAGAGCTGCTGTTGCCGGAGTTATTGGAAGGCCGTGATAGTGGATCATTTGACACCATCGTAAAGGCAAGCATCACCACTTAAAGGTCGCTCAACCTTGACCCAAGCAACAGGGAAATACTGGTTAATGTGATTGAAGATGAATACGCATAGTGCCTCTAGCGTCTGGTGCGGCAAATCCTCAATTTCATTAAGGAAACGATGGTCTAACTTTGCTCTGACCTCTTGGACTTCTTTTCGTAAGTAAAACAAATCAACCTTTTCTCGCTTGTTTTTAGGGAGTCTAAAAAATTGCAACATCCCTTCATTCCCCATTTCACCCCTAACTGCTACCGTAGCAACGTAAGAATGACCATGAATCCTCATACTAGGTTCGTACTCAGCCAATGGAACCTGTCGCATCAAGGTATGGGCTGCTTCAAACGTAAAGGTTTGCGATATTTCCATAACTATTGAATGTAAGAAACTGCTTCGTTGATTCTGGATACAGCCGTTTTAAGCCGTTTTCTATCCTCGGTGGATACTTCCCTACCCTGACTCAAATCAAACGCCGCTATGGACGTTATAAGGGCTTCAAATTGGATTATTTTTAGCAGGTCTGTGGCGTAGAACGGTCTCCTAACTGGTTTATTGGTTTCTCTAGGCATAAAAGATTGATCTTTTGGAAACAGATCAGTCAAGTCCATACCTACGGCACTAACGACATCGTAAGCCGAGCATCCAGCGAAACACTTGAGCAGAATCCTGCCATCGTCTGTCTCGGTAATCGCTAGGCTAGGACGCTTATCCTCATGCGCTGGACAACAGGCTACCCAATGTCCTTTCTTGCCTTGGACTTTTTCGAGTTTGTTTAGGAAATTGCCGATCATAGGATTCTCCTTCCAAAAGGAAACGCTATCGCACTATCAACCTTGACCTCATCTTCCCAACGTCTACCGTTAAGCCAAGACGCTGGATGAGGAATGAACTGTTCTTCTTTAGCGGATAGATTCTGCTTGGAAATTGCTGAGATGATTGTTTTCGTTAGCTCATCATCAGGTTTAATTTTTATCCAAGCCTTGAGTGCATTAGGCTTTGATACCTTCCTAGGATAGTGTTTCCAGAAAGTATCAAATCGATCAATATATTCTTTATTAACTTGGTTATTGGTTATTGGTTTCTGGTTTATGGTTATTGGTTTATGGTTATTGGTTGGTTGAACGTCCGTTGAACGTATGTTGTTCCGACGTTCAGCAGACGCTTTACCAGCGTTACTAGCTTGCTGTCTTTTAGCTTGGAAATGCTTGATTTCCTTATCAACTCGCTGGTGAAACCAACCCTCATCCGTTAGCGTAAAGAACTCCTCTAAAACCGCTTTAACCTCGGTTTCGTACTCACGCATATTGATCTGTCGTGCAACGGTCGTTATACCGCTGTTCAACGGATGTTCCTGTAGATAGTAAGCATCAAGAAGTCTGCGATACGCTAAGTCCTCTAGGTTAGTTAAATGCCTCGTATGACTTGCATAATCGCCAATGTTGAATTGGTAGTAGTGCATTATTGCACCCCACTATTCCATGCTTCAGCGATGTCAAGATAATTATCAGCAACCCACTTTTCGACTGCGCGAAACTGCTCAAGCGTTAAATACACAAAAACTGTCTCACCAATAGAGTCATCTCGTTGCTCAAGACAAATCTTTCCTGAATCGGTCATATCAACACGAATTGATGCCGATCCCTTTATGACTAAGTTCATAGCTTTCTCCAAATGAAAAAAGCCCTAGGCGAGACTCTCACCATTTCAGGTGTTGGCGGACTGGTGGGTACCAGCAGAGTCCCGTCTAAGGCTTACCCAAACACGCCGCCAAGCGTGAGCAAATCATACCTTCACGTTACGAAGGTTGCAACTCCTACATAACGTACCATTAACGAACTGAGCTACTGACCGAGTTCGCTTACATCCTGGACATAACTTAGTTGCAAAGTTATAAATCGTTTCCGTTCCAGACCGTTCTAACCCGCGACGTAAGGGTTTTGAATCTTTGCTGTCCAATCGGTTGTCCTCTAGGGCTGGTCTTGGGCAATAACTGTGGTTGCTTAGGTTGCTGTTTTGGTAATTCTTTTTTCTTAGCCATGATTGTGCCAGAAGTGTTAAGGTTTCGTTATAGAATGTTTCTATTGAGATACAGTTCTCTATAGAAATATTTTCATACAGAAATGTTTCTTTGTGGTATTATGTATGTACTGCGTTAGTTTACTAGGAGATGCAATATGAAAACAGCAGCTTACTTACGCAAGGCTAACGAAATCCAAGAACTTTGGGTATGCCTTGAAAACATTAGTAGTGACGATAAACGAGACATAAGTAGTTATTCAACTAAAGAAGTAGTTGACGAAGCTAAGTACGTTCTATCAACATTCTTTGAGTCTGGTCATATGAATAACGACTCGTACATTGGAGAATATGGCGAAGATGAGTACAAGTGGGCATTGAGTGAAGTCCGCAAACTAAAGGCTTTTATCAAGCGATTTAACTAGGAGATTAGATATGAACGATAAACAAGAGCTTGAGCAGTTTCTCATCGGTACGTTGCAAGACGGGTTTCCCGGTGAATTAACTGCGCTGTTTAAGGATACACAAAATCAGTCTCGTGAGGAACGGTTAGAAGAAGAACTGTGCTTACTCTTAGAGACTTGCACCATATTCCAAGCTGACCCTGTAAAGTTACAGGCAGCAATCCGCAGACATTTAGTTGGTATTGTCAACCGACTCGTTAAAGAATCGCATCTACCGGACTACGTCGAAACCGCTGAGGATCGTGAACGTGATCGCGGAGACTGGCTCTATCAGGAAATGAAAGACCGTGAGGTGGAGGGAAGATGAACCCATCACGCACCGAGATCGACAACTGGCAGCTTGCTGAAATTGTGTACGCACTACGACTATTGATCGATAGGATGGAACACAGAGCAGCGTCAGATGCAGATAAACAAATCGTCTACATGGCTTACAGGGCTTTAGAAAATACGCCTCATGCCATTCAGGAAATCGTAGACGAACTCGAAAGGGGAAACCTATGAGAAAGTTATTCAATCCAGACGATAAGTTAGCAGACTTTATTGACCGCCATGCAGGACTAGTCTTAGCTGGTTTACTATTGTTGGCTATGCTTATGGACAGTTTCGCATGAAGAAAGTATTTCCATCAATCCTAGACCAGAACTTCAAATATGTTCCATCAGGCAAGACGAACATTCGCAAGACTTTTGACAGGATTCGCAAAGAGCAAAAGGAGGCTACAACGATACAGACTATTCAGGAAACACAACCTATCAATATATTCGTCACTAGGAA